AATTGGATTGAGCAAGCTAATAAGAGATGGATGGAATGGAATATATCAGATAAATTAGAAACTCACCCTACATTTGTTGGAATTGATGTTGCAGGTATGGGTAGAGATCAGACAATACTCGTATATCGTATGTATAACATCGTAAAAGAGATCGTAACGCTTAATATTAAAAAAGACGCTACAATACACATGAAGCTTGCTGGTATTACTTTGAATATTCTCAAAGATATTCAAGGCGGTGCTATTGATGCAATTGGTGAAGGTGCTGGAGTTTATTCAGCATTAATCCAAAATGGTTGCTCTAATGTTATAAATGGCAAAGGTTCATATTCAGCGGAAGGTCTCACCGATCTATCAGGAGAGCGTAAATTTGTTAATATGAGAGCTTTTCTATATTGGTCAATCAGAGATGCTTTAGATCCTGCATTTGGATTTAATTTAATGATCCCACCTGATGATGAGCTTATGCAGGAATTATCAGAAATACATTATGAAGTTATGAGCAATGGTAAGATCAAAATAGAAAAGAAAGATAATATTAAAAAGAATATTGGAAGATCACCAGATAAAGCAGATGCACTGTCATTTGCATTTTATCCAGTTACAGGTAATGATGGATTATTGGAAATGGGAGAATATCAGTATGAGTAAGAAAAGTAAATTAAATAATCTTAATAGGGATATTGACATTAAAGAAGCGGAGATGAAACTAAAGATGATGAGTATGGTTGAATCAATGCCATCTTTTGCTAAAGATCCAGATGAGAAACAGTGGACAACTCTCAACGATATAAGCCATGAGGAATATAATCAAGCTCAAGTTGCTGATCTCAGGTTGGAGGCACAGGCTCTATATTACACATCCCCTCTTGCTCGTGGTATTATTAATACTCTCATTAATTTCATAATTGGTAGAAGTTTTAAAATAGTTCCTGATGATACTGATGAAAAAATTATAGAATACTGGGATAAATTCTGGGAAGATAATAAGATGGACATGAGATCTAAGGAGCTTGTTAAAAGAACGTTGAGGGATGGGGAATCATTCTTACAGTTCTTTGATATGACTCAAGAGACTCCTCCACTAGTTAGATTTATAAGACCTTCACAGATCAAAGATAAAGATGATAAGTATTCATTTGGAATCCAGACAGATCCTCAAGATGTTGAAACACCAATAAGATATTATCGTCAATTTCCGAATAATGAGGGCAACGAGGAAAATGTAACTATCGAAGCTGGGGACATGATCCACACTAAGATCATGGTAGATTCGGATGTTAAAAGAGGATTGTCATTCTTAATCGGAATCATTAAATACATTAAAGACTACACTGATTGGCTAAATGATCGTAAACACTTAAATAAGATTAGAACCATATTTAATTTAATCGCTAAACCAACTGGGGGAAGTTCACCATCTACCTTTGCGAATGGTTTTACTGATTCCACCATTAAATCTAATTCCGGCGGAGATCAAACCTATAACAAGAAACTACCGAAATCAGGTTCAATTATTGGAAGTAAAGGTGTAGATTATGAATTTGCAAACCTGAATCTTAACGCAGGTGACACTGCTAAAGATGGAAGAGCTATGTTACTTATGGTTGTTGCAGGTTCTAATTTAGCAGAATATATGGTAACTGGTGACGCTTCAAATGCGAACTATGCTTCAACTATGGTTTCTGAATCTCCAGCAGTCCGAACATTCGAATCTTGGCAAGATTTCTTCTCGCATACATTCAAAGATATATATAAAAAGGTTATTATGGATGCAGTAGATGAAGGAGTTATTCCAGGAGCTTATGAAAGAGAAATTACTGAATGGGATCCAATTAAAAAAGAGAATACAGTTAGAAAAGAAACAGTTGATGTCACCGGTAAATGTACACTTGACTTCCCTATCCTTATTCATCGTGATATTGAAAAGGAAACTAAGGCGTTTGCAGTTCAAGATCAGATGGGATATGTGAGCAAGCAAACAGTCTCTAATAAGCTTGGATATGATTATAAAGAAGAACAGAAGAAGAAAGTTAAAGAAGCTCAGGAAGAGGAATTATTAGCTTATGGGACAGATGATGATCATAATCATGAACCAGATCCTGAAGATGGGGAAGATGATGAGTAAATTAAATAATCCTTTTACACCTCAGCAAAGATTATCTCTTGCTAATGAAGTTTATGAGAAAATTATGATTAATAATATTAAATTCAAGATAAAAAATAAAACTGTAATATTTACCGATTCCAAACAAATTGATAATATTGAACCAATAATTCGTATAGGAATAGATGGTAAAACAACTGAATATAGTAATGAACGATTAGTAGTTAAAGAAGACGAGACAATTGAATCTGGAATAACTATAATTAATCACGGTCAAATTACTATTGAGGTTAAAGACAATCCGCTAAGAGGAAAGGATTTTGACTGATAAATTAAGGATTTCAACCTTCGGACTGCCGGAGATTCCAAAGAGTTCATCTAAATCTATTGAGCTTTTATCTGAGGGATATAGTATTTATTTCAGGGATGGAATTAAATTTGCAAAGAAGAATAATGAAGAGATAAGGATTGAAGAATGAGCAAATGCAAACATTGCGAATTTCTTGATAATGTTTTTGGTTCAAAAATTAAATCAAATAGAGAATATTGGATTTATACTGAAATGTTCGTATATCTTCATAATGGTGAAGAATGTAATGATAAGGACAGGGAAGAATGACAGCCGCTGAATTAATTACTCAAGCAACTTTAGATTCAAGAGCTTCTTGGGAAGCTTTGATGGAAATTAAATTAAAAGAGCTTTATGATCTATTTCAGATGAGTTCTGATAATATCATTGCTGAATTGAATCGGTTATCTATTGAGGGTAAGATCCCACCCTACAGGTTAAAAGCATTATATAATAATATTCAGAGTGAAATGCAAGCACTGAGAATTGCTATGAATCGTAAAGTTAAATCAATGATGAGTAGATCAATAAATGCCGGAATAGAAGACCAAATATTAACACTGGATAAATTAAAACTTAAGGATCTATTTACCGGTAAAGCCAATCTTGGCACTTCTTCTATGAATGCAGATGGATCAATTTCAAAATACAATAGAGAATTATCTACTTATGTAGAAAGTATGTGGGGTCAAATAAATACAAATGCTATGGAATTCCTGATGAGATATGAATTTTCCGGTGAAATGTTATCAACTAAGATCTGGAATATTACAAGAAATGCCGAGAGGGCATTAAGACAATCCATATCAATGGCAGTTTTAGAGGGTCGATCATCTGCTGAGTTGTCACGAAGCATAAGAGGATTCTTGAATGAACCCAATAGATTGTATAGACGAGTTACAAAAGATGGTCGACTCGTTCTTTCTAATGCTGCTAAAGGTTATCATCCAGGTCAAGGTGTTTACAGATCCAGCTATAAAAATGCAATGAGATTAGCACGAACTGAGATCAATCGAGCTTATACAGAAGGAGCTTTAAGGTATGGGGCAACTAAACCTTGGATCGATGGTTATTATTGGAGAGTTGGAAGTGGAAATCCGTGTCCAATCTGTTCTGATGCAAATGGACAGTTCTATTTAAAAAGCGAAGCAACTGGAATTCCAAGTCACCCTCATTGCTATGATGAGCAAACCGAACTTTACACATCAGATGGATGGAAATTCTTTAAAGATTTAAATGGTAATGAAAAGATATTATCATTGAATCCAAAAACATTTGATCTTAAATGGCAAAAGAAATGGGAAAATATTGTTGCTGATTATGATGGAGAGATGGTTAATTTTAATAGTATGAATCTTTCTCTTTCCGTTACTCCTGATCATAATATGTTTGTCGGTAAAAGATCAGACGCTAAAGATAGAAAATTCAAATCATTCAGAATGGTTCGTGCCGATAAAATAATAAAAGACGATGATTTATATAGAAGCTCAAAGTGGATTGGGAAAAAGCAAGAGTATATCCAAATCGGTGATAAACAAATTGAATCCAAATTATTCTGTAAATTTATGGGCTGGTGGTTATCTGAGGGATGTGTAACAAAAAGAAAAGGTTATAATTGCTGGCAAATAGTAATTTCACAATTCAAACACGTAGAGCAGTTAAGGAATGATCTCAGTGAATTATCAGAACATTATAAATTAAATTGGTTTGATGGCGGATTAAGAATATATGATAAAGACTTGGGAAAATATCTTGAACAGTTTGGCAAATCATATCAAAAGTTTATTCCAGATGAGATCAAAGGATTATCTCCAAATTATTTAAAAGCATTTTTAGAAGCATATAATCTTGGTGATGGAAGTATGAGAAAACCTAAAGATTATAAAGGTGGAGATTTTAAGGTAGAGAAAACATATTATACTACATCAAAAAGACTTGCCGATGATCTTGGTGAATTGATGTTAAAAATAGGTCATCATCCATCATTCTATCTGCAAAAAAGCAAAGGTGTAACAACTAATCATAAGAATGGCGAATATACATCAAATCATGATGTATGGAGAATCAGGGAATGCTATAGTCAACATGCTTCAACATATAAAATAACCAAATCCCAATATAAGGGCAAAATATATGATGTTGCTCTTCCTGAATTTCACACCTTATATATTAGAAGAAATGGGAAAGTTGTATGGTCAGGAAATTGCATGTGCTACTGGGAAATGCATATAGC